TGCCGGGTTAATGGACCCCAAGAAGCGTGAGATCTACGAAGAGATTGCTGCTGAACGTGGCGCGGAAGTGATTGTTATTCAAGACTGCCTGTCAATCACTGTTGAGGAATGCGTTGAACGCGATAACCGTCGAGAGAATGGCGTCGGCGAAGCTGTGATTCGACAGTTTGCTCATCGCTACTTGCCGAAGACGATGCGAGTCCGCAATCCCGAGCTAGGAGACTGCATTGTGGTGGATGTGGACGGCTGTTTGGCTCGTAAAGACCCCGAGCGATCGGTCTATGACTTTATCGCGGCGATTAGCGATGCCGATCACCCGATCTGCCCAGAGATTGTCCGATCGTCGCGGTACCCAGTCATTATCTTGACTGGCCGATACGATGCCGCTCGTGAGTCGTTGGTGCAGTGGCTGACCTCCCAAAGCCTGTATCCGGAATCGATCGTCATGCGCCCTGACGGAGATTACAGCAAGGCAGCAGTCTTCAAGAAGGCAATGCTTGAAGAGATTTTGGAATCCTATAACATCGTGGCTGTAGTTGACGACGACCCAACTGTGATTGCTGTCGCTCAGGCAATAGGCTTGCAGACTTTGCAGCCGACATTCTTTGAATAATTAGTTCACGCCCGAGGCTTTGGCTTCGGGCAATCTTTGAGGACTTATATGCTTTATCAAGATCCCGATCGAGATGACTGCCAGCGATTAATAGATATCAGTAAATTGCCGATCGACCAACTGTTTATTGAGTGGGAGAAGTTCAGGGTTGAGTTCTTCTCAAACGCAACTGAGGATGACGCTTTTGCGATTTACGTGCCTGTACCGCGACCCGACCTACGGTTTATCGAAGAGTCGATTCGGGGCGACATCTTCATGTGGTCCGATCGGATGACCCCCAGTCGCGCCATCTGGGTAACAGATGTCCTCGCCCATCTGCATCGGTGCCTGCGGGTAAAAGAAATCGATGACAAGTTAACGGCCCTGCCGCACGTTGATGAATGTGTTTGGTTTCAGGGTAAATGGTATAGCGGTCTTAGTGCATTCATCGACGCCTGCATTGAGTCCGGCGATGACTTCTGGGAATCTGTCGAGGTTGCCAAGCCTCTGCCGTTCAAGTTCATTGACGCCCATAACTTGGCGAAAAGCTGCTGGCGGCACATAACGGAGCAAGCTGAAGACGGCGATCGAATAACCGCAGAAGAGTTGTTTGACGACGCGGTTGCTGACTACCTGTATCTCGCTGAATTTGAATTTGAGATTGAGCCAAAAGGCTTGGAGGATTTGGCTGAAGCAATCAAAACTTACTGCTTCGTTAACGCCGCTAAGTGGAGGCAGCAGTTTGAAGATATTGCTGGGGCACCCTCCAGAACTCCGTACCCCGCCAGCAGAAGGCAGGAGCTGGTTCTTTCAAAGCTGGATGTTTCAGGCAGCTTCACAGTCTTGATGAATGCTCTTGCGGCGACGGAAGCGCTTTACAAAGAGGACGAGAGGCTGTTCGAGCAAAGCGGCCAGGTAATTGGTTTAACTGAAGAATGGTGGATCGCAAAAGGGTGGGAACGTGGGGAAGTTTAAGCGCGCAGGTAGAGGCGTCCCGTCCCTCACAGGCAAAACCAAGAAACGGGTAATGTCACCAAAAGACCCAAACAAGCTCAAACGGACTGGGGAATTAGCCAAGTTCCTGGATGTTGTGCCGTTTCTCAAGTGGCTCTATAGAGATGGTCAGCTATCATTCCTGACGATCGAAGAGCTGACCGGGGTAGGCATTCAAACCGTAAAGAAATTGGTTCGCAAAACGGATGCTGACCCTCCTTTGCAGATTTGCCAAAACCCCGACTGTCTTCGGATTGTTCACGAGAGACCTTCAAATGCGGGTCTGGGCTACTGTAGCCGGAAATGCTATCACAGGGTCGTCCCTAAGCCTAAGCCTCCCAAGAGGCCCCGCCGCCCGCGCCATGACGTTAAGCCCTGCGTCCACAGCCTGAGCTGCGGCGGCAGCGTCCTGATGACTAGCCCTCACGGTTTCTGTGTTAGGTGCCGTGAGAAGCTGCCCGAGCGGAAGCACGATCGCCATCTCAAGAACAAGGCCAAAGAAGAGCTTCGCGCTCAAGGTCTGATAGAGCCTCGCCAAGAAGCAAACTGTGTCAAATGCGGTCGATCTCTTGGCTGGAATAACAAGTCTGGCCAGTGCGTGGCCTGTCGTCGGTCTGGTTCGTGAAAAGAACAGCCCCCTCACTAATTGTCGTGAGGGGGCTGCGTTGTTAGGAGAAACCTTGACCAGTCACATGCACTAAGCCCAAAGCTGCTGACTTGATATTAACAGGGGATTCCCGCTTTGCTACGTCTTCCGCTCCTCGGGTACAATTCAATGTAAATAAGTGGAATGAGGGAATCTCAGAGTGACCAACGGAAGCGGCACTTCAGTGCTGAGAGGGAAGCGACCCAGGGGACTTGAGTCCCCTTCTCTTTCTTAGTTTGCTGAGTGGTGCGGGTCGTTAATATACTTTGTCACTGCTTCGGAGCTAATATTCCCTGCCGTGCTTACAAAGTAGCTCCCAGTCCACAAGCTAGGCATCTTAAGAAGTTGGGAGAACTCTTTCCTAAGGATATTGGCAGACCTCCCCTTAAACGACTTAATCACCAAGGCTGGGGTGTCGGTCGGTTTGACAGCCACGAAAAGGTGAACATGATCCGGCTCTACAGTCATAGCTAGAATGTCCCACCCCTTCTCGATGCTGAGTTCCAAGAATATCTGACGACATCTAGTGGCTACATCGCCAACTAGAACTTTGCGTCTACGCTTGGGGATAAAGACAAAATGATAGTTAAGCAAGAATTTGACATGATTCTGAGTCCGATACTCTGGAAGCGGTAGCATAAAAACAAAGTTGCTGGATGGGTTGACATCTACAGTATAGCTTGCTAGTATTGAGAGGTCAAGCAAACAACTAGACGGAGGGCGGCAAAATGGCGAAAGATAAAGTTCAATTTATGGGAGTACAGCAAAATCTGTTAAGCCCTGTAGGTCTAGATTTGGCAATACTTGAATATCTGTGCAGGGAGTCTAACAACCTCTACAACTGCACGATGTTTGAGGCCCGCAAAGTGTTTTTTGACTGCGGGAAGCTACTAACAAAGATTGATTGCCAGAACCGGCTAAAAGACAATAAGCACTTTCAGGCTATGCCTAATCGCGCAGCGCAGCCCGTCACCCACCAAGTCGGGGAAGCTATTGAGTCCTACAAGCAGCTTGCCTCCAAGTCTCGTAAAGGCGACTTGAACCAGAAGCCTAAGTTTCCGGGTTACAGGAAGTCAGGCGGGATGAACAAAATCTCGTTTGGCGCTGATTTTAAGCTGGTTGGAGACAAGATCAGAATGCCCCTAGGTCAGTTATGTAAAGCTTGGTTTGGGCTTTCTGAGTTCTTCATTCCAATGCCTAGCAACCTTGATTTTGCCAGCATCCGGCAAGTCCGAATCATTCCCCGCAATGGGTTCTTTTATGCTGAGTACGTCTATGGCGTAGACAAAGTAGAGGTGGTCCTAGACTCTCCCAAGGTGCTAGGGCTTGATCATGGATTGAATAACTGGTTGACAGGCATCACTAATACTGGCAAGTCTTTCATCGTAGACGGCAAGCATTTGAAGTCTCTAAACCAGTGGTACAACAAATCCACGTCTGAGCGCATGGAGGGGAAGGGAAACGGCTTTTGGTCTAAGAAGCTGGAAGCTCTAACCGAGAAGCGTAATCGACAAATGCGCTTTGCCGTGAATAAAGCGGCTCGACTGGTTGTTGACTTCTGCCTAGAAAATCAGATTGGCACTTTGGTTTTTGGGTGGAACAAAGGGCAGAAGGACGGCGCGCAAATGGGGAGAAAAACGAACCAGAAATTCGTACAAATCCCCACCGCACGCCTGAAAGACCGGATTAAGCAAATGTGTGAAGTTTGCGGGATTGAGTTCGTCGAGACTGAAGAATCCTACACGTCTAAGGCTTCCTTTTTGGACGCCGATACGCTTCCCGTTTACGGTGAAAAACCCGAAGGATGGAAGAGTAGCGGTAAGCGCATTAAACGCGGATTATTCAGGTCTAGCAACTTTGACCGGATAAATGCAGACTGTAATGGTGCTGCAAACATTCTTAGAAAAGTAGCCACAACTTTAGGGCTTGACCTTGGAGGAGTGAGTAGAGGTGCTTTAAGAACGCCTAAGGTATTCCAAATCTGGTCTAACCAAAAATCTCAGTCTCTTTAGAGCTGAGAATCTTAACCACCTTCACAAGAGAGATTCAAATGGACTACTTTCTAGCAACTGATGGCCGAACGCTGAACGTTATTGGCAGCGGTAACGCGCTGACCATCACGCTTAAAAAGCACTGGTTTTCTAAAGGAGTAACAAGAACTCAAGCGGCTCTTGCTTTAATCGAATTCCTGTCGGGGGTTGAATTCGATCGCGATCAGAAATCTTGGCGGAAGCTGCGGCGAGTTGTAAACCGAGAGCCTGAGGTGGCGGCAATCCTATTCAACGATCCGCCCACGGCAGACCCAATCATCCATCAAAAATTCTTCAGCCTTGATAGTGCTGCTGTTGAAATGTGGTTGAGGGAGGTCTTTGGGCTTTACCGAAGCAATCTTCCGCCGTATGTCGCTTCGCTTCAACAGGATTGGGAGTGCTGGACCGCCGAGCGCTGGGGCAATACGACTATCGCCAAGTCCCCCAAGACTCAGGCAGCGGCAGCGGCAGGCGTTCACGAACTGATTGGCACGATGGTTGCCGAGAAAGCTGAAGCTAAAGCTCGGCAACTTCAAGAGGAGGCAACGGCAACGCTCAACGCCATGGTACAGCAAGCTCAGCAAGCGGTTTGGGCTGAACAGGCTCAAGCAGACATGGCTCCTCAGGTCTGGTCCGACAGCAGGAGATCTTCAACTGGTCCCGTGCTTGCTCCTGCATTCGATCGCCTCTATGATCAGAGGTGACATTGCAGAAGCAAAATAAACAAATCCCCCTCTTAAAACATGGCTACTACTTCCGACATTCTTGACGCTGGTGCGGTCTTAAAAGAGATCTCTGACAAAAACTTTCAAGCAGGCGACAAGGTTCTAGCTCTGTGGAACGGCGTCCGAATGACGCTTGACTCCACTCGTGATGAACATCGTAAAACGCTGGCTCAACGTGATGATCGGATCTCCGGCCAAGACCGTGAGCTGAGCGACCGAATCAAACAGCTTGAAGCTGCTGAAGCTCGGGCCGCTATTCGTGAGGCTGAGCTTGTTAAACAGTCGAACGCTTACACCGCACTCGCTGGGGACTACGCTCAGACCAGTGCGATGCTGTCTGAGGTGTCTGCTTTTGCCACCTTGACGGTTGAGCAGAAGGCCCAAGTTGAAGCAGCAGCGGCTGAAGCGGGCCGTAGCTTTGCAGCTACGATCGAGGCCAAGGATGCGCTAGTCGCCGAAACCCTCAAGGCCAAGCTGGACGCCCTAGACCAGGTGGCTAAACTCGGTACGGATGTTGCGGACTTGTCGGTGTCCCTCAAGGCAGAACGCTCTGAACGTGAAGCTTTGCTTGCGAAGCATGACAAAGAGAACGACGAGATCTTGGCTATGGTCAAGAGCCTCACGGTCGCCGAGCAGGAAGAAGACAAGGACATCCGAGATGCCAGCGCTTCCTACGAGGGCGGCTACCAATAGAGTCCTTCACAACAAAGCCCCCGATTATCCATAGGGACATCGGGGGCTTTGTTGTGAAGGACTAATCTCCCCAGCCATAGAGTTCGTTGCGATCGTTTCTGTCTTCTTCTAGCCAGTTGACTGACGCCGCGTAAGTTGAGTAGAAGATCTTCCTCGTCTCTTCGATCGTGAGCGGGGCTTCGCCGAACCCGTTCTTGATTTGGTTAGTCAGCGTGATCTCAAAAGTGGCGTCAAGGATAGCAGCGGCAGAGGCTTTCCCTTCTCGATCGGCAAACCTCAAGAAACGGTGAAAATCTTTCAAGCTAATCGTCCGAGCTTCTCGATCACCCTTTGGTGTTTCCCGTACCAAAATCTCAACTTTTCCTTCAAAACCCGCATCCTGCAAAGCTTTGATTCGTGTACCATTCTCTTGATCCAGTAGCCGTCGCAGGTAGTTTTCTGCGTACCCTGCAACTAGGCTGGCTGATGTCACCCCGACCCGGAATTCTCCGTCAGGCATTCGATAGGCGTCAATACTCAGTCCATCACAAAGCTCAATCGTCGCCCTTTCTGCTCTAATAGTATTAGTCATTCGCTTCCTAGAAAAGTAAAGTGATTAGACAGATCGGAGAGTCTCAATCCTCCGGTCAGTCGTCCAATAATTATATCTGGCACCCATACAACAAAGCCCCCGATCAACCATGAGGACGATCGGGGGCTTTGTTGTATGTGCAAAAGCTATTGCTGAATGGTTAAGTCAACCACTACGTCGCCAATCGCATCAAGAGCGCTGTTGGCCGCATCATGCTGATCGTCGCTATAGTCACCATCAAAGTCTCCAAGGCCATCAAAGGCAACTATCGGAATAAAGATGTCCTGGCTACTGGCGTTGTCGGTTTCGGGTTGGCTGTTTTGCTGAATCATTGTTTAGGTTCTCCTAAAGGAATATAACCATAGTTGCACTAACGGCTGGCTTCGTCAACCCCCTTGACAACTGATAACCTGACAGTCCATTATACAGGCGGACGGATAATCAGGCGGACGGAGAAACCCATATGGAATACGACTTTGCGAACGATCGAAGGTTGGGTTACGATGAAGCTGGAATGTTGCTGCATATTCTCCAGAACATGAGTCAGCCAGCAACGACCGAGTGGTTGATGGATCGATCGCCTGCGGGCCGAGACAAAGTGAGAAAACTTATGGCGACACTCGTTCAACACGAATACGTGAAGATTGAGCGCACTGTCGGCCAACCTCAAAGGGTTTTTGTTCGAGCTTGCTTGCTTCACGAATGGAAGTTGACGGGGAGTAAGCAGGCGCAAAGTCGAAAACCAAAAGTTCAAAAACTCCTGGTCGAGGCACCCGTAGAAGCCGTGATCTCCTTGGCAGTTACTAATAGCGAAACCGCGATCGACGGGGAGCTGATGGAAACCGAAGCAGCAATAATGTCCCTCAAAACTGTTAAAAAAAAAGTACCACTAACTGAACGAGCGGCAGCAGACCCGAACTTCAAGCTGCTAGTCGCGGCTTATCGGAAGATGTTAAAGGCTAAAAACCTAAGCAGAAATCTGGGGGAGGTTCTTGCGGCAGCGAGAGAGTACGGCAAACTATATCCATTAATAGATAGCCAACCTGGAGTGTTTACGCTAATGATAGAGGGTATGAAGGCTTATTCGATGATGTGCGGTCAATATCCGGTAGCGTTACGCCGCTACATTTCCGAAAAGTTATGGGTCACGGCTATGGAGGAGGCGGAAGAAAACACTATTGATTGGGAGAAGATCGATGACGAAATTGACGGGGGAGACTTTTAACAAACTCTATCTTGAGTTGTTTGAAATACTAGGCAAGCCGGGTGAGCGCCCAAGTCAAACTAAGCTAATCAATCTCTATCGAGGGGTTGGTGGGGTCCCTGGATTCTACTCTTATAGTCAGGGGGTTTTTGCCAAACTTTGTGGTCTAGCTCAACGAGAGTGTGAGTGGATGCCCACCCCTGCCTGGTTTGAGCGGCGGAGATCGGAACTCTCTGCCCCTGGGCGAGAAGTGGTCGAAGCTCAGGCAGCATTACCCGGTTCTCATGAGGTGCCTGATCCAGGGGTTGTCGCCAGAGCATTGGCCAAAGCAACCAAGGAGCATGGTGCGATCGTAATTTCCCAAAAAGAACGAGCCGCAAAGTTGGTTGCCTGGACCGAAAAGGAATGGGTGGTTGACCAAAGCTTCGAAGATTGGGTATTTGAAAACGCCTTCAGCTTAGCAAGCAGGTACGAGAAATATCGCCGTCGCGCAAAAGCGAACAAGAATCTGCTGGTCCACTTGCTAACACGCTGCTCAGCGGTGCAACTGGAATACATCCAGTATTTAGATAAACCGACAAACGAACTCGACGATTACTTGAAAGAGTTGTCGAGACGGATGGCGGTCACACACTAGGAGAAACCCATGACCGTTGAACATGATATTGCTATGAGAGATTTAACTCGAAAAGTTAATGAGTTTATTGAACTTTTTGGGAAAGAAGATTTTAGGAGTCGCTATCAGGCGTGGTGCGATCGGCGTCAGATCAAAATCGGCTGGACTTGTTTGCCGACGAATTTAGCCAACCAACTGCATACCGCTTTAGAGAAGGCGATAGCAGCGGTTCCGATCAAGGGTCATAGCGCAATTCAAAAGCCTAAATCAACCAGGACCAAGGCGAAGAGCAAGAAGGTTAAGCCTATACCCCAATCTCCAAGTCCTTTGCCGTCGCCTGCTACCGCCGACATGGAGATTGGGACATGGTAACTAAAACCAAGAAGTCGATCGTCCCTCTTCAAGGCGATCAAATTGAACTCGATTTGGACTCGGTGACAGAGCGAGGCGACAGCTTTGACTTCACGCCGTTTGATCAGTCCGAACTCATCGGCAGCGCCGCTGATGACCTGGAATCATCGGCTATCCGCAAAGCATTCGGGCGCAAAAAGGAAGATCCGACTTGGGGTCCGGTTCACGAGGCGGCAGTAATCCCTGAACAGGATGACCCGCACTATATCTATACCCAGCGGATCTATATTGGCGAACCATTGCTGCCGTTTGATTATGAACCCATGAATCATCGGGGATTTCGTGGAGGGTGCGTGGGGCGTGACGGCTCCGGGTATTACATCGGCCCCGAGTTTGAGGCAAGGAAGGGTAAGCGGACGATCGTTCACCCAGCCAGCCCCTTGGCCGGACCCTGCCCATTCCCTTTTGTAAAATCCGTCACCAAGACCTTCGCTCAAAGCCGGGTCGAGGAAATCAATGGGTGGGTCAAGCTTTGGGAGATATGGTGGAGGGATCAAGGCCAATCCCTGCCCGAGTGCCAGCAAGAACTAAGATTTATTTTAAAGGAATTGACCCGGTGGAAGGGGGTGACGCTGCTGCATTGGTGTAAGCCAATCGTTCCCGAGTCAAAATCAGAGGAGCGGTTGACGTGCCCTTCAACAGCGATAATTAAAGCTGTCGAGGAACTGCAAGAGGAGGAGTTTTGATGGCAGGTCAACCGACTTGGTGGATAGTTTCAGCAGGGTTGAGCAGTGCAATGATCGTCTTAGGTTCGATCGCCTGCTTAGCTGGACTTGAATATGGTGTTGGGCTAATGCTGGCGATGGCGTTGTTGGCGGCTGGCGTCTTCTGGACATTTCACGGTATGGGTTTACTTCGACTGGCGGAAGACGCTCACCACCACATCGTTGTCCACCAACCCAGGGCACTTCGGCTGGTGCCGACAACGGCGGCAAAAGCGATGGCGCGGAAGGATAGGTCTTATCGATCGCAGGTAGACAGCTACCTCACGGCCTTGGCCAAGGGCGTGGTTGGCGATCGATGCCAATGCTGCGGTGAAGAAAATTCAATGCTTCGGCAGTATCCTTTCGATCCGCACTTCCACGCCAGGGATTGTACGGTTGCCCTTGGGTTTCAGCAGTTCGGAAACGTCGATCTGTGCCCTTGGGGGAAGCTGTTCGAGTTGCCCCAACCCGTCTTGCTTGGGCGACTAAGCGACGACAGCAAGAGAGGGATTCAGTATTTTGCCTATCAGCAGGCAGCGCTTTACGGGTTTGCCTCGCCTGGATACTTTAAAGCCATTGGGGTGGAATACCTTCGGCTATACGCTGCCGATGCTCCGGTTGAACATCTAGAATTGCTGGGGCGGAAAGTGGCTGAAGAATGCGGGATTGAACAGTTGATACTTCAGGGTTAAACAAACAAAAGCCGATCGAATTTCGATCGGCTTTTGTTTGTTAAATACTACTAGTCAAGGCCGGCCTAGGCGGCTGCGCTGGGCTGATTGAGTAATTTGGGGGAGTGTATGGAGGATCAAATCCTTCGGGTGGCTCAAGAGTGTTGCCGACGATGAACCCATCGACAACCGTGAACGTCACCGTCTGAGAGAGAGCGGGGTTTGAAGTTGGGAAAACAGTGATTGAGTAAGGGCCTACTGGATTCGGGAAAACGTTAGTAGCTATCGCCCGCCCATTTACGTCCGGCTCGGCAAAGGGGCCAAACTGTGGCTCAATCGAGGGGGCAACCGTACAGTTTACCGAAGTAATTGTTACGGGTTCGGTTAATGCTCCGCCGTTGTAAATTCGTAAGACGTTTGCTTTATCAAACGGACTCACAGGATTAAGGATTGGGCCAGCGAATTGAGTCAGCGCCATAATCGAAAACACTTGAGGGCGGAAATAGTAGCCGGATTCTTTGAACTTGGAAGGATCGTGAACAGACGTGGCGCGGACAACTACCCAACCTGACTGGTTCCCGTTCCGGATCAAGTTATAGTACTTGTCGGTTTGGCTCCCTCCAACTGGAATCGCAGTCAGAGATGCGATTGACGCTCCGCTGACAACTGAAAGCGTTGACCCCAGAGCGTACCCAAGCCCGCTTCCTGCTGTCGAGGTTTTGATGACCGTAGATCGTCGAACGTTTGTCCGCTGAGAAGCCGTTCCGGGCATCCAGTAGTTTGTGTCAACGCTTGCTGGAGTAGTCGCGGGAACCTGTGAGGCCGGGTAATTTGGCAGAACAGAAATACCTGTCACCACGCTTCCTGAGGGGTCGCCAAGGAGATTGAACGTCACATCGGTAAATTTCGACGGATCCTCAAAAGAAGTGGCTCGAAGCGTTACGGGAACGGCAGTCAAAGGGAACCCTACGGGGCCAATGTAGCCAACTGAGTACGCGCTGGAGCCGCCTATCCCTGGGAACGGGCTGTCAATAATCGACGCTCCGACCAGCGCTCCTGGGCCGCTTACGATCGTCCAGTTAACCGAATCAGTCGCAAATGGGCCAGAGACATTAACTCCTACGGCCTGCCCCGTGAACACAACCAAGTTCTTATCAGGGAGCGCAGCAGTCCCTCTGTAGACATTTGCTGTAACTACTTGACCATCTGGCCGAAAAACCTGAACACTCGTTACAACAGGGGTTGCAAGAACTGTCAGCGTCTTGGTTGAACTGACAGATGGATCGTAAACAGAAGTCACGGTAACGGAAATCGTCCCAGGCCCTGACGGGACTAGTCGGAGTTCCGAGGTTCCAGCTATAGGAGACGGAAGCACTGTAAAGGTTGCTGGACCTGTAACGGACCAGGTTACGGCTCGATTGAAGCCGGAATTTGTGGCGCTACTAATAACCGACTCGATCCCCCAGGGGGATCCGACCTGTATCACCGGGGGGATAGGAGCCGCAGGATTGGAACTAGGAGGATAGACGCTTCCCCCAAGCTCACTGGGCTGAATGTACTGGGTTGAGAGGGTTATAGGAGATAGTTGATAAGTCCGATTGATACTCAAATCGTCAAATTTAGACGCATCTTGAACGGATACTGCTCGGACTGTATAACTCTGAGGGGTTTTTGGCAGGGTCGAAGCAAACGAAATTACAACAGGTGTAACCGTGCCAACCCTCGTTCCGGGTGTCACGGTTACACCTGGAGGGCTGGTGAATGTTACAGAGCTACTGTATGCTCCTGTACCCAGGACGTTGACGCTGGCGGTGAAAGGGGCTAGATCTTCGTCGAGATAGGTCGAGGCGATCGGGCCATCCGGCGACCAGACAACTGAAGTCACGGCAACCGTCGTGTCAAACCCAATCACCACATCCCCAAATTTTGTCGGATCTTGAACCGATGTCGCTCGAAGGACCGCCGACTGTCCAACCGTCGTAATAGCGGGAGCCGTATATTGAGCGATGTTTGGCGACTGCGGAGTTAGCGTTCCGCCACCCGAGACGATCGACCAAGTAACTAGTGGACTGATAGCCCCCGCTCCATAGACTGTCGCGCTGACAAAGGTTGAAGTCCCCCCCGGCACTGGAGCGGGCGCGGCATCCAACGCTCCGCCTGAAGTCGCTCGGAATGCCAGCACCGAGGTAACGATCGGAGTGACGACCGAATTAACGATCGCCGAACCTGAAACGCCAGGATTCGCGACCGAAGTAGCCGTAATTGTGACAACACCTGGGCCTGTTGTGGTAACGGTCGGGACGCCTGCTGCGACCGATAGCGTCGCAGGCCCTGCGACGGACCAGGTGACAGCCTGCGATCGGGTCGAAGGATTAATCAAGGCCGTCGCGGTGAAAGTTCCCCCAGGCGCGACTGTGGTAGCGCTCGGGGTGACGACAATGCTGGTGATAAGTGCGTCTACTCCCAGCGTCACCACAAAGTCAGCAAACTTGCTGGGGTCGGCGACGGACGTGGCACGAACGGTCGTTGTTCCGGTCGTGGGGGTTGCGCCAAAAGTCAAAGTTCCGGCTGTCGTCGGGGAACTGAAAGCTCCTGGGGTCAACGTTCCTGGACCTGCGCCAATAATCGACCAGGTAACAGCAGCGTTGTAAGCGCCCGTTCCGTTGACTGTTGCCATCAAGTTCGTTGTACCAAGCGGTGAGTTCGCTTGAGGCGTTCCCGTTAGTGTAATCGTCGTGACACTGATGCCAACTCCAACAGCGATCGAGATTGTTGCCGTTTTTGTTGAATCTTGTACCGACGTTGCCGTTACGCTAATCGTCCCAGGCCCGGTTGGGGTCAGGGTTCGACCGTTCCCTGTGCCCGACAATGTGCCCGGACCTGTAATGCTAAACGCGACGGCTGTGCTGCCGCCGTTGGTCGCGATTACGCTGGCTAGCAAGTTGGCGGTTTGCAGCGTATCCATCGTGTACTTGTCAGACGACAAAGTAATCGCCGTCACAACCGGAATCGGAACCGTGCTGGCGATCGTAATCGTCTTAGACTTACTAGGATCGCCCGTTGAGGTTGCGGTGACGGTGATGGTGCCGGGACCAGTAGCTACCAAAGTGCGACTGTTGCCGCTACCGGAAAGGGTCGCAGGTCCGGTGAAGGTGAAGGTGACATTAGGGTTGAACGCGCCCGTGCCTGTGACGGTGGCGTTCAAGTTTGCGCTGCCGCCAACAAGCAGGGCGGACTGGTCGCTGGTCAAATCAACCGCGCTGACGGTAGGGACTGCGATCGTAACAGGGACCTGCACCGAGCTGGTAGGGTCGTCGGTGCTAATAGCGGTAATGGTCGCGGTGCCGACGCCTGCCGGGGCGGTATAGATAACAGTGTTTCCGGTCGTACTGGAAAGAGTTCCGCCTCCAACTAGCGTCCAAGTTGCGGGGCCGCTGGCGTAGAAGGTAATAGTTTGACCAGGGGTAAGGTCTGCGGTGCCGGGGCTGACGGAGAAGAAGTCCTCAGCCGGAAAGTCACGGCCACCTGGACGAATGCCGTCGTCGCCGAACCCTTCAGATCCTGGAATAATACCGATCGTGCCATTGCGTCGTTCTCCCCAAATGAGTGCCCCTGTCTCTTCGCGTTCCGGGCGGAACCAGTCAAACACCTCAGCTTTCCGAATAGCTCCGATCGAGATCACCAAGCGCTCATCCATCTTGGGGGCATTGACTAATTTGATCCACATCTGATGGGCCAAGTACGGGGGGCTGGGCAGCAGAGACGGGTTTAATGTGGTCCGCAAAAACAACTCATTCAGATAAGCCCCTTGATTTACAAACTGAATCGTCTTTTCGTTATCAATAAACCCAGGGTTGCGAAGGGATAGCTGAGCGGCAGTTCCGGCAAACTTGATGTCGTAGGGCTGGATGGCGAAGTGATTGATTTTGAAGTCTGTGGGCAGGACCGCCACGCGATCGGGTTCCAATAACTCGTCCCGTCGTCCGGTGTTTGGCAAGCTGACGGCATACCACTTCCCAACGGCGTCCGTGCTTTTGACATCGATATATCCAGTCCATCGACGAGCTTCGAGTCCTGGGACTGTTTCGGCTCCCCAACGGGCGTCGTTGATTAAGTTTCCGGTGGCTGTTTGCATATTGATATAGCGGAGAATGTTTTTTCCACCATACAGGCACGGACGGGAGCGATCGTCAATGGAGAGATTGTTCCACGGTTGTGGAAGTCCTCAAAGGGCTTGATACTCCCCAGCCCTAAAGGGACGGGGATTCTTGAGAACTCTGCCAAAGCTTAATTCTCAAAGGCGCAATCAAAGCGCCCCTACTGACTCCATCGAGATTGATACTCAATTTCGCCGCTACTTTTCTCAGAATGTTTGCAGCGCCGTTGCAGTCTGCATTAATTCTGAAGCCATCAGCCGACCGATACAAACCACGCTTGACTCGCTTTCCAGATTCTTTCCACCCTTCAGGTTTTGCACCGAACGTAGGTAGGCTATCCGAATCTAGAAAACTTGCCTTAGAGGTATAGCTTTCCTCAGTCTCAACAAACTGAATCCCATACTGTTCACACAATTGTGCGAGTCTATTTTTTAGCCTGGCAGTGGGAATCTGTACGAACTTTTGATTGGTTTTGCTGCCTAGATTGATGTTTTGCCGCTGTCCTTTGTTCCAACCAAAAACAACTGTACCAATTCTGTTTTCTAGGCAGTGGTTCAAAACTAATCTAGCTGCTTTGTTCACAGCGTCTCTAACCTGTCTGTTTCGTTTCTCCGTGATACCCGCTAACTGCTTAGACCAGAATCCCTGAGCTTGATTCTCTTTCAGCGTTGAGACGCGCTTGTTGTACCACTGATTCAACGATTTGAGATGCAACCCATCCACAATTAGAGACGTGCCAACATTCGAGATACAGGTTAGCCAATTGTTTAAGCCGGGATCGATGCCCAGCGCCCTGCTAGAATCAACATCAGATTGAATCGCCTCTACCTTGTAGACAAACTCAGCGTAGAACTGACCATTCCTAGGGAGAATGCGAATTTCATTGACGCTGGTGTACTCAAGATTTGAAGGCATAGGTAGATAGAAACAATCAATTCCAAACCACGCTTTAACCTTGCTACCCAATGGAAAACGCAAGCCTTCAGGTTTTAACTTGACATCAGCCCGTGGGAAAGTGGCAAGCTTCAAGCTGTTTTTTCGGTATCCAGGAAGTTTAGGGCGTTGCGTTACAGTCCCTTTTTTGATGCCTTTTAACAGCCCAATATAGGACTTAAACGACTCTGCAACACTGGTTAAAGTTTGCTGGGCAACGTGCGAATACAAAGCTTGAAAATGGATATTTGACTTCATCAGGCGATGTAGATCAAACTTGCCGGGAATCTTGCCAGTCTTAAAATATAGCTGTCTGGAGTAGTAGATCCCACAGTTGGCAAGCTTGTTAGATTCCTCACAAACAAACTCTAGAACGGCTCTAAGTTCCTTGTTTGGACTGATTAAAATTTGTTGGCAACCATAGCTAGACATTTTTTTGATTCTCAATATATTGCTTAATCACTGAGATAGGCGCACCGCCGACAGTTGAAACGAAATAGCTGTTAGTCCAGAGTGTCGGTAGCCGCCCTTTCAGCCAAGGAAATTCTTGACGCAAAAAACGGGATGACCGACCTTTCATATGCCTGACCAGCTTGGCAATCCCGAACTGAGGATCGCACTCAACCAGAATATGTACGTGGTCTGGCATTACCTCCATTTCAATTAACTCGCTGTTGAACTCTGTAGCAACTTCTAAAAGGATTTCCTTAAGTCGAATGTCTACGCCTTCAATCAAGACCTTACGGCGATACTTGGGGCACCAGACGACATGATATTTACAAGAGTAGGTGATGTTGTTGTTGTGCTTGTATTTTGGCTTCATACTATAGTTATACAGCACTCAGCTAGATATTTCGCAAACGTTATACAAAGTCTTTGTAAATACTTCTAGGCGGCTGAAGCCGCTACAGGCTAGACCCCATATCTGAAGCTAGGGGCTTGCGCCCCGCTTTTCGGTCAGAACCCCGAAATACCACTAGCCCCGCCTGATGTCAGCAGTTCCCGCATCGATCGGATAAGAGGTAGTTACACCTGTCAGAACCTGTTACTATTTAGAGGTAGTTACAATCTGTACAGACAAAATGAGTCTAATTAAATTCAGTGAACCAAATGTTCGTAAAACGACCGACGAGCTTTTCTCTGTCTATGACGCAATTCAATTCATCGCGCAAAAACAGAATCAGCGGCTTGTCTGGAAGCGGCTCGTAGGACAGTATCCAGAGGTTGTTACAAATGTAACTACCTACAAATTCCCTGGCGCTGGACAGAAGGAGACCCCTGTTACCGACAAAAGAACAATCATTGAGATCGTCAGCTTACTGCCAGGGAAGGTTGGCGGGGACACTCGACGATCGGCGGTTGAATTGCTGCTCAAGTATATTGAAGCGCCTGAAGAATTAGCGCTGGCAGCGCTGGCAAGAGTTACTGATGTTGGGAAGTTGCAGACGATCGCAGAAGAGGCGACCAAAAAGTATCTCTCCAAGTACCATCCTTTGATGGGCGAAATCAAAAAACGAGACGGTATCAGCCCCGTCACTTATCAGCACGTCAACACAATCAATACCAAGGTCTGCATGGGAGCAGAGCCTGCGATTATCAAAGCTGAACGAGGTGGCAAGACGGCAAGAGACCACGCCACTCCTGAAGAGTTGGGGCGGTTGATGGTATTGCAGGAGATGCAGTGTTGTGGGTTGAAAAAAGCAGACGCTCAAGGCCATTCTGAAATCTCTAGCGTCGTTCAATTAGCGGCGGATGATTTCCAGGCAATGCTTGAGCGCTATGGCGTCGTTTAGAACCCCGAAATACCACTAGCCCCGCCTGATGTCAGCAGTTCCCATTGTGCCCCGCCCACCGAAGTGTCGGCAGGGCCGGGGACTGCTTTGATGTATTCAGAGCTATTGCGTTCAAACCGATAGCGTAGAGTCTTCTCGGCTCGGTAATTAGGTACCCACATTTCATGGGCCAAGTCGTCAACCATTTGGTCGTAGTTCGATCGGATGAAGGCGTTGGCCTGCTGCTGGCTGGCCGACCGGACGACCGATCGGTTGTAGTCTCCTGCCGTGATCTCTTTCGTCGTCAGCTCGTTCTCCTTGACCAAGTAGTCGTCCCAGGTCTTGTCGAGCTGGTCGAGCATTTGAACAATTCGGTTGTACTGGTACTGCCCACGGATCTGGCGCATCGCCTCTTCAAGCTGCGCCAGATCTTGAGCGGGAATGCCAGCCCCTGTCCCGTAACCCAGGTGGAAATAGCACCGATCGCGGTCCTGTTGATCGAGCTGCATCAGTTCACCTCAAACAGTTGAGTAAACGCGTCCCAAGATTCCTGTGTTGGGAACAAGTCCCCGCAGAAGTCCCGAACAGAGTTTAACGAAACCCATCCCGCAGAGGGGGTTTTGTCAAACAACTTCTTGGCCCCGATTTTCCCCAGCCTGGGGAAAACGTCTGAGATCTCGGTAGAGACCTTGACCTTGTTTAGGTCCAGCTTTGTCGAAGCAGGTTTCGGTGCTGGCTGCTTCTTGCGCTGGCGAGGGTTTTTAGTTGCCTCTTGAGCAAGTCCGGCCAGTACCGCCTCAGTCGGCACGAATTCAGGAGTCGCCTCAGTCGGCACGAATTCAGGAGTCGCCTCAGTCGGCACGAATTCAGGAGTCGCCTCAGTCGGCACGAATTCAGGAGTCGCCTCTTGAGCAGGTGCCGGGGTGAAGGTCTGGGGCGGCTGTAGCTCGGGAGGCTCAGTCGCTAAGGTTTGAGGAGTGGCGATCGGCATTGGCTGGCTTTGCTCAAGAGGCGTTAAGGTCGCCTCCCGTAACATCGTCTTGCCGTGGTTCGATTTGAACATCACCATGTCCTGATCGAACCAACCGATGATTTGTCCCTCGCCCCATTTTGGATGTCGATGGGTGCTAGTAGTCATTGGTTGACCACCCCCCGATATCGCCAACCGAAACGCTTAGGACATCCTTCTTCCAGCCTGCGACAACGATCGCAATCCGAAGCGGTTTCTTGGCCTTGAGCGCCTCGGGGCTGAGGACGATCGGTGTTCCCGTATTGATTTTGAGATAGCTATTCTCCACCAACGGCACCGCCGCCCCTGCGTCAAAGCCAGGAAGCGGGTAGGCGTTTTTGGATTCGGATAGCTCATTCAATGGGAAAAGTGGATCGTAGATCTTGAGCAGCATGGGGGCGATTGGAATCGGCGTCGAGAATGGTACCAATGGGCCAATCCCCGTTTCCTTCAGATCGCCCGTCAGCGGGTCAGGCGTATAGATAATTGGAGCCGTATTAGCGCTAAATATATTGGTCGAGAGCGGTGCGACGCCCCGAGGCACCGCCACTCCAAACAAGTATAGGTAAAGCCCTTTGGGGAGCTTCACCTTGAGCCGGGACTTCTCTTTTACCGGGGGCGCTTGGGCTTCTTCGTAAACCCAGAAGCTTGTTGTCAGCAAGTCATCCTCTGGGTCGATATGAATGTACCCGACTGGCCGGGAGAACCAAACACCGAAGGGGTAGTCCACCCCCAGCAGGTTCTCCCGGTTGATTACGTTGCCACTGGCGATCGTCATCTAAACCTCCATGGTGAGGTTGTTGTAACCCCATAAATCCTGGCGTTGAGTCGGCAGCGCTAAGCCACAGGTGTACAGCTCGACAATTACCCGAAGGATTTGGTCGCGCTTGCCCGTAACTTGCAGCGGCACATTAGACTCGACGACCATGGTGGCATCAGTCTCCGAAGGTGCAGCCAAGATTCCGTTAGCTTGGAACGGGCCTTGAGTCATGATCACATCTGATACACTGTCGATCCCAAAGAAGGGCTTCAGCGCTGGAGACGCAGGCATTGTCGGAGAGTTCATTGCCGTTACCCGCTGGCCCAAGAGCGCTGTATACAGATCTCGGGGGGCATGGGGGAATGGCACTACAAACGCCGTCGCCGGAAGATCGGTTTTAAGGATTAAGCTGGCGACCCCGAGGAAGGGGATGTTTTTGGGAATCCGAAGGCCCGTTCCGTAGAACACCTGACTTCCGCTGAGGAGCAGGCGATCGTCCGGGCGGATGATTTCGCGGGAACCCGTATAGGGCATCCGCAAGGGATGGATGGTTTTGGCGTCGGTTGGGTCAACCTCGAAATACGCGATCTGTTTTCGCAGCACGAACCCTGGAATAGGTTCAAAGCTTTGATCTAGATGCGGATTGATGATGTTACCCAGCGCCAAGTTGGGATAGGTCGGATTTGTCATGAATGATTACTCTCCGTAGGTTCGTGCGACTTGCACGAAATTTTCATTGAGCAATCCAAAAGCGCCATACATGCGCCAGATTGCAATGATGAACCGCGAGAAGTCGTCGTTGTTGTTGAGCAACACTTCTGGACCCATGCCGCAGACGCCGACGCCCACCGCTTGAGGGCCGAAGAAGATGCCCAGGTCCGCTTCACGGATGCCGGGACCGATCGGGTTTCTGGCCGCGTTAGCACCTGCCGCGAGTGCGGTGTAGGTGAGGTTCACCCGTTGTTTAGGGAGGTTGTTTGTAACGAAGAAGCGGACTCCTTCAAACACGATGCCTGTCACTTGTGTTATCCTAGAAGCTCTTTATCTCCTAGTTCTCGCTCTTCTCACGAGCGAGGTCAGACTATATCACGCACTAAACTTTAACCAGGTAGCAGCCATGCAAGGTAAACCATTCGATCTTTCTCGGGAAGCTTTAGACAGTCTCACCGATCGTTTAAGCGACCAGCAGATTGCCGATCAGCAAGGGGTGGCAATCTCAACGATCCACCAGCTAAGAAAGAAGCTGGGCGTCAAATCGAGATACGCCAAGACATCCTGTCGAACGAACCGCACAACTCAAGAAGTGTTGCTGCCAGGAGAGGGGGTGCCTCACCTGAAGGACTTGAACTCTGATTACTTCAAAGAAATAACATCAGAATGTCAAGCGTACTTTCTTGGACTTCTGATTACCGATGGACATATAGAAAACACCGGGAAAGGGTGCTTCACCGCCATCGAGCTTCAGGAGCCAGACTGTGTTGTTCTTGAGCGGCTTACTCAAGAGCTGAATTTAGCGAAACCCTTAGAACGTCTCAAGAGAGAGGGCAAAAAGGACTCTGGCAGAATTCGGGTTTACAGTCGAGCGATCGTTGCGGATCTTCAGCTTCATGGAATGACTTATGACACCGAGCGCAATACAGCGCCCAGCAATCTTAAAAAGTCTCTTCGGAAGCATTTTCTCAGAGGGGTGTTTGACGGGGATGGGCATGTAGACGGGAAAGCAAAATCCCTTTACCTAGGGTCTTGTTCCTTGCCGCTATGCGAAAGTGTTGCTGAATGGGTTCGAGAGGAACTCCCTAATCCTTCGGCTCACTTAACTCACCGGAAACTTCCTTCAGGGAAGACTTTTTACAGGCTCTCGCTCTCTTCAGCGGGGCCAGTTGTTCGCTGGCTTTACGAGGATTGCGAGGTTTCAATTCCGAGGAAAAAAGAACAGGCTGCTATTTGGTTTTCATAGTTCAGTGCCAGGGCGCTCGTGTCACCATTACTGTCCGGTCTGGACTCGGGTGTTAGTCGTTGGACCTTCCAAATCATTCCTGACTGGCTTGGCTGCTGATTGGCCACGATCGGTTTGCTAAGCCGTCGTTGATGGCGTTCCAGACAATTCACCCTGTTTTAGATGCCCACTGGTTAAGCTTTGATTGCCAAGCGGCAGAAAGCTTTAATCGTATTTTTAGGCATCACCATTGCTCCGTTCACCGACATCGCCTGACCCATTTGAGAGCCGCCCATGATCATCGCATTCGGATGAGACATGAAAGGGATCTGAGCCGGAGTGACGCCGTAAGCGCCTGGGATCATCGACTGGACTGGAGCGTATCCAGGATACTGCGCGACCTGACGGAAATCAGGGTCTTGACGCAGGTGCTTCAGAAAACGTGGAGAACACAGGCAGGCATAGTTGCCATCTTCAAACACGGGAGCGTTAGCCGTTTGCAGGCGCTCAACAACCGTCAACAAGTCACGCTTGACGGCGAACTGCTGAGGCCCAAGCGGGTAGATGCCGCCATCTGCCACATCATCCGGATTGTAGACATTGGGGGTTTCCAGGAGCTTTTGGATGTAAACCCGATCTTCCCATCGGCGGAAGTCGCGGAGCAGCGTCATACTGCCGATCGAGTCATGGAACGCCCGAGCATCGCCTGTGGAATACAGGTTCCGCTGGGCGGTAATGATCGTCTTCATCGGAATCTTGAAGGTGGACGCCTGGTCGGGAGTGTTGCCCCCGGCAGAAGGTCCGGTGTACTCCTTCAGTTTCAAGATGATCTT